GGAGGTTCAAATTTATGTGAAGAGTTACAATATACTCCACTATTCGAGTGGATTATCTGGCTTAAAATATTAATGGTACATAGTATTATATGGCAGGTCGAGTCCAGATTGCAGCACTGGGTGAATTAAACAACTCTTTAAGTGTCGACCCGTCATTCTCTTTTTTTACCAAAAGGTTTAGTAAGTATACAAACTACGCAACCGAGAATTATAAAATTTCCTTTCCGGAAGGGGTGTACACGGATGACTTCTTAGAGATTAAAATTCCTCAAAAATATGGTGATATTTTACAAGAGATAACTCTCTCATTTGTAGCCGATCCTAATTCCATTCCGGGTCTTATTGAGGGTGCTGCATCAAACCTTTTTCCTGTCGATATATTTGGAATTTCTGTGATTGACTATATCGATTTATTTATAGGTGATCATAAAATTGATACAATCACATCAGATGATATATTCATAGAACGGGAATTGAACATACCCGAATCATATAGGTCCAGTATAGATGTGTTACATGGTAAACATTTTCAAGGGAGTTCGGACCGTGAGTTTCTACAGGAGTTTTACGATGGACAATACAACACACAAGGGGTAGACCCATTTAGTACAGATGAATATAGAATACAAATTCCATTCTATTTTCACCGACGCCCGAGACATGGGTTTCCTTTGTGTTCTATACATGATCAAGAGTTGATGCTCCGTATAAAGCTACGACCTACTATTGATGTCATATTCGCAACACAGGAAAAATTTAATGATACATTATGGGACCCAGAAGCAAACAATAGAGTGACTCGACAACTTGAATTGAGCAATTTTAATGTCAATTTAAGCCTCGTTCACTTGAACACAGTGGAGCGTTGTATGCTACAGAGTAAACCTTTAGAAATTTTATTTGAGCAGCACCAAAGAAATACATTCTTAATAGAACCAGAATCTAAAATAGGTAACTTTAAATTGGATTTCAAAAACTGTGTTAAGGAACTCTTTTTTATAGCTAAAAAAATTGGTAAGTGGACAGGTGAACATCTGTCCATTTTGGATAAATTACACAAACTTGATAATTATACACCAACTCAGCTTAGAACCCTTATTACACTCAAACAAATTCCCATATGGGGGGGTGTTATAGGGGTTGCATTAGACTCGCTCGTAGGTGAAGCAGATGTAGACAAACGAAAAGCTAGTATAGATGTGATACGTCAAAGTATTTATTGGGGTGATACAGGACAAACTAGCATCTTGGATGCTTTACTTACTGAATCTGGCGACGATCAGCTGCGCGTAAACACTCTCAAGCAATATATTGGTACTATACCCATAAAAATTAATGATGTACAGACTCGTGTAGATGAAGAATTACTTAGTATTCATGGAACCACCGGTGTCCAACGTAACGAAATCATAGATAATATCCTCGACAATCCGACTATTTGGGGATCGGAACAAATTGATTTGTTAAAACTATTGAAAACTTCACCCTCGACAGACATAGAGGAATTACTCATATTAGGACTTCGTGTTTACCTAGGAGTAGCTAGTTATTACTTAACTGGTCTAGATAGTTTCAAACCTGGGGCAGTGGAACAAATTAGCACTATTAATAAACTCAAAGAATTTCTTGATGGTGCAAAAGTTTATTTTGATGAATTAAAAACAGAGGTGAAAACCAGTTTGGATGATTTCCCAAATGAAACACTCCAACAACGACAGGATCGAGTTACGACGTTACTTACGAAGCCCGTATGGAACAATAAAAATTTTATACTCGTGAATAGTTTAACTTCTCTTCTACCTGGGTCTCCAGGTAGAGATATCACTATCACTGCTTTTAAATCATACGTACAGTTGATATCCCGTGTAATACCGACACTCAAATTTAGACTCAATGTCTTAATCGGCGGTGTGAATGGAATACTTGATTTATTACCAACAGCCATAGCAGCAGACCGTGAACCACTTATACTTGGTCTACTCTCTTTACAGGAGTGGACCGATGTAGAAATTAGTCTCTTGAATTTCTTGCGTACCCCATCTGGGAACGATAGTGCTTACATAAATGCATTCAAAGCATCAGCAGGAACTCAAGGTATTATGTCGGGGTATAGTCAGTTCCAACAGAGTCAGGTTATAGATGGATTATTATCACTGAATATTTGGGGAGTAGACTACTTTACACTGCTTGGTTTGCGAGATATTGTACCAGGTACAGGGAGTGGTGCCACAAGTCACGGTTCTATAATTACTAATCTCGTCAATTACCTGGATACCTTATCTACTACAGCTACAAGTGTATTATCTGATCTAACCAGTCTTGAGACTGCTGCAGACGCGAATGCCCACAATACTATTGTTACTAACCTACTACAACAGACTAATCTCAATACCATTTGGGGTGGTTACCACGTGTATTTATTAGATACATTAAAAGATGCAAGTCTCGATGGAACCACTAACGCGACAGAGACAGAAAACATTACCCGAATAAAAAAGTATTTAGATAATGCATTCTTAACAGCTAGTGGAAATAACAATATTCAATTTCTACTAACACAACTCACGATACAGTATCCTCCAGCTATTTTCAATAAATGGGTTCGAGCTAAAAAGAATGTTCCATTGATGTACTCAAAACAAAAATTTATAACACTTGAATGTGATGGTGAAAAAATATTAGACAAAACCACTGGTTCTAATATGTTTTTATCCGCCTCTTTACCAAACTTATACCACAAACGTTCCCCCAATTTTCGTAACATCAACATGTATAGTTTTGCACTACACCCGGATGAATTACGACCCTCCGGTCATTTAAATTTCAGTACAGTGAAAGATGCATACGTGTCTGTGGAACTAGAGTATGATGGAAGGCACGGGACGTTTGATTTTGACGATAATTACATCAGTCTATTTAAGATTGATCCGATTTATTTTCCCAAGCAGTTTATAATCATAGCAAAAAGTTACAATATGATGATAATCAGGAATGGTAGAGCTCATATACAATTTTAGGTGGGTTGTTTGTTAAACAAAGATTTCTTATTATCACTAATATAGTCGATGATGTTATTCTTGATACACCATTTGATGAAATTCAACTGTGCGAGAGTTGTCTGAATTTCATGAGATGTTCCAGGAACTGTATACGCAAACTTTTCTGACCGACAGAATGGGTCGAAAAGTTTTTTACTGTACCCATCAAGACTCGATTTATAAGCACAATGAACTGTGAATAATTTTCCATTATTAGTCTTGAAGGATGTATTATTTTTTTTTGCGTAGTTTGTGATGAACCATTCGAGATTTCGTAATGAAATACCTGTCGATTTATCTAAAACGGTAATTAATTTAGTTCGGTTCTTTTCGTCGTCATAGAAGGTGTTTATTGATGTTAGTAGAATTCCAGATTTACTCATTACCAATCATGGTATTCAAATCTATAAGCTCATTCGAAATTTCACAACCTGGACACCCCTTAACATACATCTGATCGGGTCCATGTATATGACTAGTTGTCCTAGGAATTCTCATTAATTCACCACGTTTTTGATTTTTTGTGTGATGTCTACAATACCCTTCATATATACCCTTAAATTGACATCGGTGACCATCGTTTTTTATTCCCTTACATATCGCTCCGGTAAAAGGCTCGGGTATATCTTTCAAGAGTAACTCAGTAGAAATCCCATGTTTTTTAGAGATGATATTAACATATTCATTCATCATCACGACAAGTCGTTGATTGATTTCTTCCTCGACAATGTCTGTAATCCTGCCATAGAGACTCATTCCTTATTAACCATTTGCTCGTAGTTTTTAAATAAGTCTTGAATAGAATCTTGTTTTTTCACTCTCGATGCTTTAATCCTCTCTCGTAATTCTGAAACTTTCCCAGTGTCCTCGAGACCTATTTTTTTGCACTCTTCTATGAGCTGTTCTTTTTTCATAGTACTCAAAGCTGGTCCTAGTTTTTTCTTTACGGGTCGATGCTGCTCTATGATTTCACCGAATATCTCCTGTTTAGTATTTTCAAAAAGAGGGTCGAGAAGATCACATACGGGATTCAAGAATTTGTTCTCAAAGTAGTATAGATAATCTACGGGTATATCATGCTCCTCTACATATTTGGGATCTTCTGACTTTTCAAAAGCTCTCGCCTTTGGGTTGTCCGTTCTTGTGAGAAGATATGGTACGCGATCCCCAGATTGTGGTTCCGATCCGGGTTTACGCTGTCGCATCTTAACCACGACCTGTACATGTGATTGGTTGATATTCACACTATTTGGGCTTTTGACTGATACCGGCATACCACTTACTTTATAAGTATCGGAAAGTGACTGACTCAATATAAGTTTATCATTTGGAATATCACCGGTGAGTAATTCAATCGCTCTCTCCCTCGCCAGTTCTTTCGGTGGTCCCGGATCATTGGATGTGAGAATTACATCGAGAAGCTCCTTACACACTTCTCTCACGTGGGGTGTATTATCTCGACGAACAACTTGAAGTCCCTTGATATCAATATAATCCATGTTCATATTCCCATCTTTGTTCCGTGTCCATAATTTTGCGGCATACCTCTTCTTTGAGTACAAGAAGTAAGGCCAATATACCTTTTCAAGTTCCAAATTATTTGGTTTTTTGAAGAGGGCACTACACTCTTCCGCAGCCCTCTCACCAATTTCCCAGCTATACTTCACAGCATCCTCACCTGTTCGACCACCCACATCAAACTCAACCATTACTGAATCAGTGTCCCCGTATCTCACTTTCGCCCCTGGGAAATTCGCCTCTACATACACCTTCGTCTCCTCAATCATCTCACGACCACGGCAAGTTGTTGTTGATGCGATTGGTACACATGGTAATATACCCTTCCCAGCCCCCGTGAAACCGTACACCGAGTTCATAGATACCTTGTACGCGAGTTGTTTACCATTGTACACTTCCTTCATAGCACCAGTGGAAGCCGCCATATCCCTCTTGGCTTTTTTTCGAAACTGTTTGAGTTCTAAAAGAATACTGGGTAGAAGACTTGGTACATCTTGGGCAAATTTATACGTTTTTTCGCCAATCTTAAATGTTTCGTACGTCACCCCGGGGATATTCCCATAGCGGCGATCATCCATCACGTATGTAGAATAACATAAATTATGCGCCATCATGATTGACGGGTACAGTGCTTCAAAATCCAACGCAGTGATTGGAGTGTAGTACGCACCTTTCTGTGCATCCAAAACCGTCGCACCCTCATATGGCTCTTCCGGTAGAGATCCATATTTAATTGTCGGAACCATGTACCCCAACTCGCGAGCCTTTTTCGTTAACTGACTGAACACTTTTATCTGCTGACCACGTTCTACTAGAAAGCATAATGGAACCCACGTCGCTTTCGCCATTTCCAAAAGGTTCAATAGAGTACACAGTTTTTTCATGAGTTTATGTGGAAGGAGAGTATCTTTGATACAGTATTCAGCTACTTCACCCAGCTTTTTCGGGTCACCTTCTAGGTAACGTGCAAACATCTCCTTTGGGGACATGTCTATTTTTTGATCTCCAAGGTACAGCTTTGAAACTTCATTGAGTTTGTATGAGTCTAATTTGTACCCTTTCTTCACTTCGTGAAACATATCAAAAATGAACCTTCCAGACATTGGAAGAAGTTTCAATAAATTATCACCTAGTGCACTCGAACTTAATTGTTTCAGTAAAAGTTCACTTGGGGTATCACGCAACTTCCCAAGATTGTAAAAAGATGATGAACATTTAGTCAATAACGCTCGCTTGTAAATGTATTCAAGATCAAACCCAAAAATGTTCCAACCTGTGATGATGTCTACATCTTTCTCACGAATATACTTCTGAAATGCCTCGATCATTTCACGTTCAGTATCGAAACTCATCACATATGGACCTTCCGTTTTTTTATAACATAGACACGTCTGTTCATATGGTTCATCACTACCAAATTTACAAAGAGAAACTGCGATTTGAAAGCACACATCCCCGGGAATGTTAGCATCTGGAAACTTCCCAGTAGAACTATTACATTCAATATCAACTGATGCCACTACAAATGGAGCTATTTCATCACGTTCTACAGGTTTTAGTGTTGACCAGTCGTTACACCAAAGATCAATGTTTACGTCAGCAAGATGAGACCGTGTACATACAGTACCGGTATCAAGCCAGCCAGTGGATTGAATTCCGGTTCGGTGCATCAATCTCAGGACAGGGTCAAGGTTCGATTCATATACATGATATCTTTTGAATGAACCATTGTACATGAATATCGAATTTACCTTTCTCCGGTCCACCAGGGTTTTGAAATTTAGACGCATATAGGTAAATTTTTCATTATTTTGAAATCCCCATACATCCTTCTGTTGTGTAAGACTGTAACTCGTGACATGATCTGGACGAAGTTTTTCGATGTCGTTATACAGAAGCCTCACATCCTGTTGGGATGTACCACGAGGTAATTTTACAAAAAAATAGGGTTCAAAAACTGTCGTCAGACAGACTGATTTACCAGTTTCAGTTTTACCCAAGATACTGATAAGATGTTCATCATCTGTATCTCTCGCTTCCCAAGTCAATGCTTGGAATACCACCATGTGTTTATAATGAGCCAAAATTTTAATATCATTTATTAATAAATGTCTGCCGCTTTAATTGAGCTCGTGTCCATCGGTGCTCAGGATGTGTACATCACAGGTGACCCACAAGTCAGCTTCTTCCGTCAGAACTACAAACGTTACACCAACTTCGCCATGAAACCCGAACGTATGGATTATATCGGTACCTTTGATGCGAACAATGAGGTTACAATTCCCATTCGCTCTAAGGGTGACCTCATGAGCTACATTTGGATCGAGGATACCAATATTTCAAATGTCCAAACTAATACTGATGGTCTATTCTCATCAGATGCGGCGAGTCCTACTGAATTCCAACTCTGGATCGGTGGTCAAAAGGTCACACAACTGGACTCCCTTTACATTCAAGGTGTCCACAACCCTCTCATGCGCGACTCGGCAGCTAAGGCTTCTTTCGCTGTAACCACGAACAACCGGAAACAGAACCACTCTGGTAACTACTATATGATTCCTTTCTTCTTCGGTGAAGACTGGACCAAGTCTCTCCCACTGGTTGCACTGCAGTATCATGATGTCGAAATCCGTGTGAAGTGCCGCGATGGTTATACCGCCGCTTCAACCCCCAAGGTCTATGGTAACTACATCTACCTTGATACAGATGAACGCAAATATTTCACTGATACCGACCATGAACTTCTTATCACACAGACCCAATATCAAATGGCTAACAAGACGGATACCGAAATCGATCTCAGTTACTTTAACCACCCCGTGAAGTCTCTTCACGTTGTATCAGCTAAGGCAACTGGAAGTTCTTGGGCTGATGAATACACTTTCAATACATCATCCCTTTACATTAATGGTACCACCCTTTTTGAAAATACATCCAATGTGTACCATCACGACGTAGTGCCCGAGATGCACTGCACAGATCTCCCCGATAGTACCATCGACGATCTCCCAACCTACTCCTGGCCCTTCTGTTTGACCATGAGCAAAATGCAGCCAACTGGGTCACTAAACTTCTCACGCATAGATAATGCGAAGCTTGTGTTGAACAAGCCTACCGGTGGTAACCATCTTCATAGGGTTTATGCTGTCAACTATAACATTCTTCGTATCAAGAATGGTATGGCTGGTGTCGCATTCGGTAACTAAGTGAAAGACGAAAAAGTAAAAAAATACATAGAATGGTAAAATCTTCCTCACGACCCCGAAAAACGTCCAAGTTTGTAATCGATCTTGGACCAGAGATAGACAAGGTCGTCAAGAAGAAAAATGCGAAAATTAAGAAACAGAAACGTATCATCAAGGCACTAGAGAACGACCCAAAAATTAAAAAACACAAAGTGATCATCAACAGTCTACAAAAACAGCTTTCAGATACAGAGAAGCGTGTAATCAACCTTGAGGATGAACTCAAGCGTTACAAGGTGGGTCGTGTGAGTATCACAAATAAAACAGTAGAGAATGCATTTAAGAATTTACGAAACGGACAGTCACTATTTAGAATGAAAACACAGACGAAGAGGTTAATCGAGATGTCCGGTCGTTGGGAGGAAGCTCGTAAGATTCATACACAGAAAATGTTATGTTAAACCTAAGTACCATTTTCAATTATGGATATACATATGGATACTCCCACCCTTTATTACTGCAAGGCTTGTGAAAGAACCTACGATGGTCACGCACAGTGCTGCTTCGAGATGGATCACGTCGAAGTTAAAATCCCAATAGATACTACACAAGTTTACTTAGAAGACAATAGAGTAAAATACAAGAAACGATAATAAAAATAATCATATACATTTCCAATTCGAATGAACTCGTTTTATATATAGGGTTGAATTTTACGTCCACTAGTTTTTTGTTTAAATAACCATTGAAATGTTTGTGCTCAATGTCATTTATCAGTTTATAGTCATACTTAGCACCTACATCACGGATAGATGAATATCTATAAATACCAACACCACTAAAAGCTGAATCGACTTCAACATAACGACTCATCTTTAAAACAATTGGTATAAGTTTAGTGATGGGTTCCACGGCACCTATATCATAAGGTAAACCAGTCGTAGCCGTTTTCGACATCCCAAATAAAGCATCCACGTCCTTATTTTTCTCCATATGCATGAACATATCCATGAGTCGTTCTTTATCAAATTCTATAAAATCCATATCTAGCATACATATATAATCATATGTAATTCCCGAACTCATCACAGCATCTAAACCCTGCTGTCGAATATAGGCCAGGCGTCTCGTCCGCTTTGAACAGTTGGAATTTTCATTTGTTTCACAAAGTTCTACAGAGTTTTTATTGTCAATATCGAGACAAATTACTCTTTTAAGATTTGCATGTAGCAATATATTTTTAGTATCATCGATGCTGTTGTTTTCGATCGCATAAATATCTTGATCAAACTTTTTTATTTCATCAATATTTTTTTGTAGATAGTCCTGACCATCCTTTACTATAAATATAAAAGCAATCTTCATACTAACTATAAAGATTTTATAACGCGGTTAAGTCGTTCTTTCTCTCGTCTCATAAAAATCGCGAGTTCCATGACCTCCCCCACGAGTTTGACTTTTCCCGCTTGTCGCAACCACACGACATGTTCAACCCTAGTGACATCGACACGCGACATCTTCGTATCTGGTGCTTGACTGTGATGCACCGCTAGGACCATCGCATCCTTCTTTGTCTCTTTGGGGAGTTGGTCACCCTCATGACATACCACAACGTGTGCCCCGGAACACCCCGCTACATGCATCCACCAATAATGTGGACTACTCGAGAGGGTAAGTTCATCATTTTCTTTTGCATTTTGTCCAACTTGGATTTTGATACCATCGAGGGATGTATATTCGAGCATTTTTTTTTATCAATTTAATTCCTTATATGATATCATATGCACGTCGTATTGCAACCCAGTCCATCAATCACTCACAAGTATAGAGTTACCTTACCAAGTAAGAGAGTTGTCGATTTTGGTGAAAAACGTATTGAGCATTACACAGATCATGGTAATGCACGACTCATGCGCGCACATCTTCTTAGGAAGGGGGCAATCATGCCTAAGAAGCTGCGAATAGAAAGGGATCAGTATGAGATACATAGGGGGATGTTGAAAATCAATGAAAGTTCCAAAGAGGACTGGGAAGATTTCTTTAGGGCTGAATACTGGGAGAGGTGGTTATTGTGTTCTTACCCTAATATAGATAAGGCTAAATTGTATATGACTATGGGTCAAGGTATACTTTTCATGCCTCAACCGGAGGATTTCTGGTTTTGTAAATAAAATATTAGAGTATATAAAATGGATTGTGGTGCAGATACAATTGAAATCCAGGAGCCCGATGGAACAATGCGTGGCATCGAAATAATCCCTGAAGGGTGTCAGGCAGTCAGTGAAGATGTTTGTAAATCTGGATACATGGCACCCACTGAAAATATATCATTCCCAGAAGATTCTTTAAAACAATGTTGTAAATGCAAAGAAGGTGAATCATGTCAGTTTTGTAAAAACCCTGATGCGTGCACCGAAGAAGAAAAAGATGAATTTGTTACTTCTGAAAACTGTTTTGGTGCCATATCAACCAAAACCAAAACCAAAACCGAAGAGGAAACCAAAACCAAAACCAAAACCGAGGAGGAATTGAATATAAATTATTACATCGTGATTGGGGTCATTATTTTATTTATCCTCTCCACTATATTATTTACCCGTAGATCCAAATCCTTCTGATCCTCTATCAGTCTCTTCTACTATGTTAATTTCTTCGATCGGGGGCGTATCACATTTCTCAAGAATGAGCTGAGCGATGCGATCACCTTTCTTAACCTCAAAGTCTTTGTCCCCATGATTGAAGAGAACGACTTTGACTTCACCCGTATAGTCTGGATCAATGACACCCGCTCCAATTTGGATACCATGTTTAACGGTGAGACCGGATCGAGGTGCAACTCGTCCATATACCCCTGGTGGTAAAACAATTGCGATCCCCGTGGAGATAAGCCCGCGTTCCGACGAGCGAATAATACAATCCATATTCCCATAGATATCATAACCAGCAGCACAATCGGAGCCGCGAGTAGGAATAATAGAATCATATGATAGTTTCTTTACCCCGAGAGACATCTATCAATCATAGTATTATATTCCTTAAGTGTAAACATTTTTAAATAAGGAACTCATATTTAAAAATGCACTCAAAGGGTTTCGAACCCCTGACCTCAAGCTTACTAAGCTTGCGCTCTACCACTGAGCTATGAGTGCATGTCACCTCCCACGCTGATTAATAGATGCATCAAATCTTTAAGCACTTCGACGGTGGTTCGAATGCTAACTTTTGCTCAAGTTCCAGACGTTGCTTCATCTTCTTGATGTCCGCACCCTGACAGTCATGTTTCGATAAGTCGATACACCTCGGACAAAAACTCCCTTCACAGTATTTACAATCAATCGGAACCCCACATTTCTTCCTACACCGTGGGCACGGCATTTACTATAACTTGTATAAAGATTTTAAGTGTGTTTCGTATAGTATAGCATGTCCCTCACATATGCTCTTTCTAAACCACACCCTACCGAATACATTCGACTCAAAAATACACTAAAGAAGTCCACGCTCGGGTATGGTTCTGCACTGAGTGCCTCATACTTCATCGCACAGGGTGCCGATCAAGGTGTGTCTGCGGTCATCGGGGCTACTGCATCCTATGTGTATGTAAGTCTTCTATGTGATCGAGTAGATACATTTGAAAAGTCGGCATTTCAGAAGGAGTTCTTAGCACCGTTGAGTGCTGCTGCTTTTGAAGTGTCGTGGAATAACGCACCTTTTGCGTTTGACTTTGATTATGGAGTTACATTTATAGGATTTCTCGCCTACAAGTTCGCACTCTCAACAGTCCTCTATGAAACTGTCAGGGAAATGATGATTG